GCACATATTGCTGACGCCTTGGTACTTACCAATGACTTTCTTCGCAGCAGCAGTGACACCAGAAGCACTGATAGGCGTTCTACCATCACCACCACCAGAATCATCTTTAGACAAAGCATCTATTCTTGCCTGCTCCTCCATCATTGCCTGAGTAGCTTTCGCTTCTTGCTCAGACTTCGCTTGCGCTAGTTCCTGTTTTCTTGACTCAACAAGAACTACAGCAGCCTCATATTCATCTCTAGCGTTTTGAAGATCTTGGGCAGCAGTTGTTTTATCAAATAAATGATCTCTATGACCAGAACCCTTTTCTGCAACAATACCTTCCCAAAGTTTAACCTTTCTATCAGCTCTATCTACATCATTTACTGCGCTTTGCAGTCTCTCTTCCGCTTTTAGTACATCATCTTTGAACAGACCTAAGAAGTCAACCTTCCTCAGAACTGCACCAGTGCCTTCAACAATTCCAGAAACAGCATTGGCACCAAACTTGATCAACCACATCAATCCGTTGACTGCCTTAGCAATATTTCCACCCAAGAACTGTGCAATCTCTTTAACTGCACCATCAATCAGAGGTTTACAGAAGTCTGCAATCATCTGCAGAATAGGACCAAGTTCGTTGAACAACTCCTGAATAGGTGGGAGAAGAGGTTCAAAGTATGACGTGATTATTGGAAGTAGAACCTCCATAAACAGCGTCTTCATTGGTTTGAGAATTGGTGTGATTGCTTCACCAATAAACGCACCAACTTTATCACCAAGGAATCCACCAAGAACACTACCAACCAGTGGTGCAAATGGACCCAGGATAGGTGTAATCAGTGCTGTAAGTGCCATCGAACCGATGGTTGCACCAATACCACCACCTGCTGCCTTCTGAACGCTGTCTCCCTGTGCCAGTCTAGTTCCAAAGGAAATGAGACCAGCACCGCCAGCCATCACCTTAGAATTTGTCAGACCCCTCCTAATATTACTTCCTAAACCTCGTTTAGCTCTCTGTAGTTTACTGGGACCAAACCTTCTATTGTATGCAGCATCACCATATCTCTTTCTATATCTTTCCTTCGCAGCAATACTAGCTCTAGCATTACGAGCCTGGAATGATTGTGCCCTTATCTGCTGTGGCGACTGTGGTTTTGGTTTTGGAGCAGTCTTTTTCCTATTACCACTGACAAGTCTCATCAACTTGCCAATATCACTCGCAATCTTCCACGGACGCAAGATGCGTCCCACCAACCAAAGTCCACCGATGCCACCCACCAGCTTCAAAGCACCCATCAGAAGACTATCTTCTGAGAATGCTTCCATAATCATATTGACTGATGCTGTACCAATATCCCAGGCAGTTTTTAACCACCCACCAATAATAGGTAGAGTCGTCCTAAGAAATTGTTCATTCTTTGGATCAGATAACCAATCCAACATAAAGAATGTGATTGCCTTCTCTGCAATCCAAATGAATGGTTCTAAAAACGCATCCAACCACCCTTTACTCTTCTTTGATGTCTGTTTTAATGACTTATCTTCTTTTACGCCCTTTGTTACATCCTTTTCAAGTCTATTTTCTCTCGATCTATCTCGCCCAAAGTTCGCAGTTCTCTGCTGTTGGTTGAGGAGATCCATCTTATCCTGATGCATTCCAGTCAGGATTTTTCCTAGATCTTCTACAACAGTCCCCAGGCGATTAACAGACGTAGTAAGACCTGCGATAGGGTCCACACGTGGACTACCCTGTACCGTAGTTGGTAAAAATGATCTTACTTTTAGTGCTGCCATTAAAGTGATTGATGTTGTCCGTTTGCTTGCCTCTGTCTAGCTTCCTCCTCTCGAAGGTATCTAAGCAGAAGGTTCACATACACATCCCTCTCCCAGGGCATCATATTTTCAAGTTCAGTCAGACTGTACTTGTGGTGTTGCATAAGAGCGAAATTCGTCTCATACAAGTTCAACAGAGAGTCGTGCGCTAGGGCTACGCGAAAAAAGCCGCTAGACCTTCAAGAGTAATAGTGCTGGTAACCTCAGTCTTAGGATTGAATAGTTCAATCTGGTGAGTCAACTTAGGCATAGTCTCGAAGAACTTCTGAACGTCTTGGAACTGCTTAGAGTTCATAGACTCATAGAATTCAACAAGTTCTGCCTTCTTGTAGTCCTTAGCTGCGTGGAGTTCGTCTCCTTCAGCGATAGATTCAGTACAATCTGCTGCCAGTTTGAAGATGTCATCAATACCAGGATTGTCAGACAAGTTATTCTTCACAAATGTATCCAGGGATGGATACTTCATAGTCAATGTCACTTCTTCATTCAGTTTGACAACGTTGGTGTGGTCATCAGGAACAGTAACCTCAATTTGATCAAGGTTCACTTCCACATCAACTTGAGTCTCCTCATCGTCAGGGCAGGTGAGTTTGAACTCACTAATTTCACCAACAGACTTGGCACGAATCTTAAGGAAGAGGTATTCAATCTCAAAGGTGGCAAGATCTTCGACCTTCTTGACACTTGTGCAATTCTTGATGATCTCTTTCACCGCTTTCATCATTTCCTTTTGATCCTGAGTTTCCATTGCCAGGTACAGCAACTTCTCTTCACGGACTAGGAATGGTCTGTAGGTGACTTTTTGACCACGAGGGAGCACACATTCATAATCAGGAATGCTCAGTTTTGGTAAAGGCATTGTGTAAAAAACAATTCAGTAATTCTATTTAGACCCCAAAGCGGGTGTCGATTCCAAATGCACCACTGGAGAGTATTTGTGTTGATGCATTAAAGTCATCCAGAATGATGTCAGATGTCCACTCGTTCCTTCTCTTGACCTTGGTTGTAAATCTATAACGTTCGTACTTAAACTGCACGTCCATCTTCATCAACTGTGCTTCATTAGAGTACGTGATGTTACTAATATTAAAAGGAAATGCTCTAGCAAAACAATACACACCAGTTGCTTTATTCAATCTGGAGTATCGAGGCTCTCCATCGACTGTGGTCTTAGCAACAATGTTAGATCCAGTTTCCCACTTCCTCACTGTAATGTCTGTGGTGTAGTGATCGTAGAATGCCACGCGGTTTTCATTGTCAGGCGCAATAGCATTCATCCACTTCTCAAAGAAATTTCTATGCCAGTTGTTTTTAGTCAGCAAGAATGAAACAGACAATTCATTTGCAGTCTGACCAGTACCATATGTTCTGGTGATTCCAATCTGCTTGACCTCACCTGTGGTCACGTTACGAGAAGGGATAACAACGGAGTCTGCCAGGTAATTAACCGCTTCATACATCTCTCTAGTGTCAGTTCTGAAGTTTGGAACTGTCTCTGAGGCTTGGAACATTATAGGGAGACCCATCTCCACACTAAAAAGATTACCCTTCGATGGTTCAAATGAACCTGACGAGAGTAAATCACGAAATTGTAGGAATGAATTAGGGACGCCCATTAGAGTCGCTTGTAAATTATCGTGCGGGGTATGTCTAGCGTTCTACCGTTAGATGTCATTACGAATTGTTCCGAGGGAATTAAACCAATATCTTGCCACTCAGAGTTTTCGATGCCATATAACGGAGTAAGTACATTGCTCCTCAAGTATTTATGCAGTGTCTTAGCAGGTGCTGCTGGGCTGAACCCAGTGAACCTGTACTCAGGTAGTAAGTAGTGTACATTGGCACCCCAGAAGTGCGTTGCATCCTCACCATAGATGTACACCATTGGGAACTTATCCCAGAACTGCATCTTCTCACCGTACTCTGCACGATACCCGAATGTCACTGCTGTTCCAGGCATCACGCTGTCAACACCCTTGACGTTAGAGCTCAAGTAAAAGAACAACTGGTTACGCCACCACGATGGTTTCTGTGACTTGTTGTTTGCTAATGATTTTATGTCGGTGAATGCACTCATACTTTGAGCTCTTTCTCTGTGAGAATAAGGAACTTCATCCTCCTGTCATCACAAAATTCTTTCGCTGCCTTCCATTTGGCATCATTGACAGCGTATGTCTTCACTTCATTTATGTATCTTTTGGTTTGCCGTTTAGGTTTTTTGGGGGGCGCACACTGGGCTTTCGGTTTAACCTCGATAATGAACTTCTCAACCCCTCCTTGCCTGGTGCGTGCTCTGATATAAAAGTCTGGAAAATAGCGGTGAATCCTACCATCAACAGGACTACGGTATGGAATGACAATTTCTTCCGAACCCCACTCAAGAATTGATTCATTTCTATCACACCATACCATCAGTTTACGTTCCCACAAAGATCTATAAATAATGTTTGTAGGATCCCCCTTATACTTTCCAGGGTAACTTGGCTGAAACCTACCTTGATAAGATCTCTGTTGTTTCATCAATGTCAATAGCCCCACTTGTATATCCAAGAGCTCTCCCTGAGATGCCATTCACATCGCGTGATGGTATCGATGCTCAGGATGCCGAAGAGACTAAAGTTGTAGATTATCTGAAGATTCAGGTCTACGATAGTTCTAGCAATGCTGGCAATCCATACACATATATGGGAAAGAATCCTGGTGGTATGTATGCTCCCAACGGAGGGTCGAGAGGTGAACCGATTCGTTTCACTATTTATCTATATCTTCCCAATAATCTTTCGGAATCGTACAACACCATCTATAACGAGACCACTCTAGGTCCCGCTGGTGTTGGTGCTCTGAAAGCATTATCAGAACAAGGAGCAGGGCAGGGTGGAGATCTAGTCCAGAACATCCAACAGTTTGCAGCGAGTACCAAACCTCAGTTTGGTTTGAACGCTATTGCATCTGGTCTTGGTGCTGTGAACAGTTCTCTTGGTCTTGAAGGAAGCATCA